GAAGCCGATGCCACTGGACTGGAACACCCTCTGGTGCTGTTGGGTCAGGCCGCGCGTCACCAGAAGCGGAAACCGCGTGCCGCCACTCGGCATCACGATCAGGTTCTCGGTCTTCAAGGGGAAGCGTATCAGGTCCATAAGCCGCGTGTTGAGCATGTAGTTCAACTGGTACGACGACGGGCCTCGCTGACGCAACTCACTCTGATGTTTCGCCTCGTTGGCAAGCATCTCGTCCGTGCATTGGCCCTCGTCGCCCATAGGACCACCGCCAAAGGCGAGGGATGGATCGGCTTCGAGGCGCTGCACGAGCGACGGAGCAAGGTGCGGGCCGTAGTGCTCCCGCTGAGCGGGGGTCGGGTAGCGCCCGGGCCAGATGCGAAGGTCGTAACCGCGCCCCGGCAAGGTGTTGTAGATAGATTCGCCAGTCTGCGGCGTGCCCAAGTACAGGATTCGGCCGGGAGTACCGGGCTTGCCGGTGCAGATGGCCGAGAACTCCAGCGTGATCGTTAGCAGAAGCTCGCGGTTTGCTGCCGTGCGGCTGTTCTTGTTGGACTCCACGTCGTCTGCGATGAGGAGGTCCGCGCGCTTGCCGGGCAAGTTGCCGGTAACGCCGATGCACGCCACGCTCGGGGATTTGTCGATGCCCTTCAGCGAATGATGCACGTCGAATGCATCCACACTGGTACGGTCACCAGCATTCTTGTCGGGACGCAAGCATTCCAGCGAGGGCACCGTCAGGATGATGCGCTGGACCAGTGTTGCGATTTCGTTGGCCTGCGTGCCGCCTGCCGATACGATCAGGACGCGGTGCGTCGGGTCGTGGATCAGGCAGAAGACCGCGTAGATCGCGGCAATGGTCGTCTTGGCCTCGCCGCGCTGTGCCTGAACCATCGCTAGTGCCGGGCCGTACTGCATGTAGTTTGCGATGTCGTACTGCAACCACGTAGGCGCGAATCCCAACACCTTCATAATGTCTCGCATGAAGGTGGCAAAGTGGCGGTAGTGGTTCTGGAGAAGTTCGAGCTTCTTGCGACGAAGGTCTGCGGCTTCCGCAGATTCACGAGCCATTGGCTACGCTCCCCGGGAACTGCACGATGTTGTCGAGCGCAGCCTGCAACTCCGCGTCGTCTACGGCGGGAACTGCATGCTTGCCCAGCTCCTCCTCCAACTCGCCGAGCGCCTTGTTGGCCTCGCGCGTTGCGGTGATGTTGTTGTCCTTCAGGAACTTGATGGCGGCGTTAACATCGGCCGCCGTGCAGAGTTCACCGTCCTGAAGGCGCTGCTTGAGGACGGTGGCGACAATGCTGTGTAGCTCGCCGAGCGCACCCTCACTCGCTGGGTTCGTCATCCGCTTTCTCCTTCATGAGCTTGCGATGCTCTTTGGCACGCCAGTACATCTGGAGCACGGCGTAGATGATGGCGAGGGTGGTCACGATGGCCGAACCATACGTGCTGATGAAGCTGAGGTACAAGGCGCTCGCCGTCAGCGGCGAGGCACGGACCACCTCAGAGGCCAGTGACGGTGGCGTCATGGATAGCTCCTACGGTTCAGCACCGACCAGCTTCCACTGGAGTCGGTTTTTGTTGTTGAGGCCGAAGACTGCGATGTCTCCGGGCTTATTTGTTGCGAGGATCGTCTCGGTTTGGAACCGCTGACGCTGCACACGGACGCATACATTCGTCCCCACCTTGTACGTGAGGATAAGGTCGCTTTGCGAAATGAACACGCCGCGCTTCTCGTCCATGCACAGGCGCGGAGAACGCGCACCGGCAATCGTCATGGTCTGCATAGAACCTGCGATGGTGTCGTACCAGTAGAACTTGCATACGCCTCCCGACATGTAGGCGATGTGCGGGCGCATTGTCTGGTCGAAGCCGAGTGCGATCTGCGTGATGCCGGTATCCGTCAGGACCGTCGTGGGCGGGACGCCCTCGCGGTACACCGTCACGGCGCTGCCATCGCTCTCTGCTGTCCACAGGTGCAGGTTGTAGTCCGACGAATCCGAGTTGAGGGCCGAAGCCCCCATCTCGTAGTCGATCATCGGGCGCGACCGGCGGTTCTGCTGCTCCACGTAATCCCCTCGCTGCGCTGACGACGAGAGGACAGGGATCACGGCGTATACCTCGCCCACGACATGCGGAGTCGTAGCGCAACCGTTTCCGAACCGGCCTTCGCGACACTCGGAACGAAGCCGATCTGGTAGTTGATGGCCGAGTTACGGCCAACAAAGCCATTGATGTTCAGTCCCGCAAGTTCGGTGATGCTCAGGTTCATAGACTGATCCCGGTAGTAGGTGCCGTTGACGTAGGCATGATCCGTCTTTGCCGTGGTCGGGTATTGCTCGGTTCCTGATGGCTTCCCCGTGATGGGACCGGCACCGGCACCGCCAGTGTACCAGTAGCCGCCAGAGTTCGAATTGGACCAGTAAATCCCGCCCGTGCCGGACATACCGCCGCTCGTCCCGACCTGACTGGGACGAATCGTGATCGCGGTAGACACGTTCTTGATCGTGGCTGTTGCAGTCACGTCGGATTCGTAAGCGTAGATACGGCGCTCGTAAGTCACGACCAGCAACTCATCCGAGAGCACCGTGATGGTGATTGGGAGGCCCCCGGAGTTCTTGATTAGCGCTCTCGTGTAGGCAGGTGTTCCTGCTGTACCAGTCACACCCAGCTCGGACAGCACACCAGCCGCAGCACCGGCGGCAAACTGGAACTCCCGCCGAAACCACGAGTAGAACGGAGTAGTGGTGGAAAACCCGAAAGTCGTGGCGTTGGTCGTTTGAGTCGTGGCGACTCTGGCCTGTAGGGCTGAGTCGGTAAACGCGGGAGCAGTTGCACCTGAGCCAACGGAAACGGCAGAGAGGAAGGTATAGGGGTCGGAACCAACGCCACCCATGTAGTCCATGCCGGTATTGGTGATGAGGTTTTCCTGCCAGTCAGCCACAGTACGACGACTGCCGGGAATCTCCAGACCTTCGGCGTCGGCCTTGGCAACCTGTACTTTGAATCGACCGGAAACTCCGGTCTTCAGTTCGATCATTTTGTCAGCTCCAAGATACGAAGGCGGGCGTTGTCCGGATCGAGTATGCCTCGATTTCGAGTCGCGGATGAGCCTTGATGTTAAAAGAGGTAAGGGAGGGCGTTGTCCGGACTGCCTCGAACCCTGCGTTGTAGTCCACTCGGATAGAGCGCACTGTGATTGACACGAGGGAAGGCGTTGTCCGGACTGCCTCGAACCCTGCGTTGTAGTCTTGGCGGATACTGCGCGGCTCAAAAGACACAAACCCCGGAGTCGCCTGAATCGAATCCATCTCCACCGGACTGAGTAGGTCTCGCCACTCAGTGAATCCGGGCGAGTTGCCCAGTTCCTCGACAATGTAGAAGGGATACAAGGTGCTCGTCAAGAACACACCGAACTCTTCGATGGTGCCGCTCCAGTAGGCGACACGGTTCTCCGAGTCGGTAACTTTGATGGAGAGGGAGTAGGTCTCGTCGTCGTTCTGGCCCAGCGTATAGCGATGGTCCCATCTCAGAGAGTCCACCCACAGCGGCTTGTTCTCGCGCTTTCTGAATGCGGTAATGGCAATCTGCACCCCCGTTGTGTTGACTGGGGCCACTGCATCCACGGAGCTTGGATTCCACCTTCCGCCAGAACCGCTGGACACCATATTGCCATCCTTACGGAGAAGCGTGCGCCCTTCGATGTCTTTGTAGATCAAGGATACCATTGCGCCCGCGTTGCCTCTTGCACTCGCACCTTGCTGGACTTGACCTGAAAGCTGGATTCGATCACCAGGCTCAGCCTTGACCACGATGGAGAGCAAGTCGCTCGCGGCCGTGTTAACCCCGGCGAAGCGCGCACTATGCGTTCCGTCCTTCGCGACGTAGCCAGAACCGGAACCGATGGTCCAGCCCTCGCCGTTATTGCTGCCGCCCTTGTACCACGTGCCGTTATCCCCGGACTCGAAGCTGCCGTTCGGCACTTCGCGTTCGCCAGAGACTTCCTCGTGTGCGGCCCATTTGACCACTACCTCCTTGGTCACGTTGTCCACTCGGACGGACGCGCCTGCGGGTAGAGTAGACTCCAGAACTTCGACGGTGCAGCGGCCGATGCTGTTGTTGATGTCGAGACGAGACTCGTAAGCCTCGCCTGTGACGTATCCTTCCAGCAAACCAGTGACCGTTATTTCCGGAGCAACCTCGTCCGCCATGAGCGGTCGGCTGAAAAGCCGGAAGTGATTAGCCATCAAGCCTCCTTCGCGCAGTCCCCAGAGAGAACCCACGTATTGGTGTCGCCGCCCACGCAGGTCAGCGTGATGACGGAGTTCAGCCCGCGTGTGGCGGGAGCGCAGCCTGCGGGAATCTCGATCAGGACTCCCGAAGCGGGAACCACAGTGACCGGACCTGCGCGCTGCTGAAGGCTGAAGTAGCTGCCCGCACCGAGCTTGGTCTCGCTGTCGCCCACTGTCGGAATTGCATTGACGGTGACTTCGCAACCGGAGCCGCCGGTGCAGCGCAGCAGCGCATACTCCGCAGCCTTACCGGCGTAGGCCACAGGCCCAGCCACTTCGATGATCTTGACCCGAAGGTCCGTCTGCGTGATCGGAGGCGGTCCCGTGTATGGTTTGGCGTAGCCTCGCAGAACTGCAAACCAGATGCTGCCCTCGGCAGGAATGGTCTCGAACCGGATTCGGCTCTGTGCAACGTCGTCGGGGTCGATGGTGACTTCGTAGTCCACGTCCGGCTGCATACCCACGCCATTGACGTAGACATCGTAGAAACCGGCCCCGGATACGTCCGCGCCCGGCATTAGGAACTCTGCATCATCCTCGGAATCCTCATCCCATGTGCCGGACCAGACCCGTGGCGCGACCGACACGATACCGCCCGCTGCCAGAAGTTCCAGCACTTCGCGGTAGATGTTCTGGATGATGTTGTTCAGGTCCACCACCACGCCGACCTGCTGGTCTATGGTAAGGGTGGCGATGTTGAGCGAGTCGAACATCTCTTGGATGATCTTCAGCAGTTGTTCGTTGCTGAGGTTGAGGTTCGCCTTGCTGATGATGCTGCCATTAACGTAGTCAACGAGCATCTGCTGCACCGGAGTGCTGCGGTAGATGTAGAGCTTGCGTCCAGCGCGCACGGCGGGAGAGACCCTTACGATGGACGAGTCATCGTCCTCGGACAGAACCTCCACGTTGTGTGAAGTCCGGTCAGTCAGCAGCAGGGTCTCCTCGTCCACGATTCCGCTCATCGCGTACACGTGGTCCGGGTTAATGTAGCCACCCGTGAAACTGATTTGCCAGTCGGTCGTGGTGCCGTTGGCGTTGAACACGTCAGTCGCGTAACGCAATTGCGGATTGGGGAATGCCATACTGCCTCCTATGTTGTCGTATGTGTACCAAAAGTGGGCCGTCCTTGGCCCGCCAGCATTACTCCTCCATCTGCGCCGCAGCGCCCTTCAGCAGCGGTATGACGTAGGGAAGACGCCCGCCCGGGAGCACGTCCGCCAGATTCTCCGGACGGCCACTCACGCCCTGCGCGAAGTCGTTGATAACCCCCAGCGCCGGGGCAAAGCTGCCGCCCACGATTTCCTTGCGATTGCCGAGCTGACCGCCCGCGAGCTGACGCACCCAGTCGGGAGACCCCGTGTCCGTGGCGTGCTCGTACCAGCCACCCGCCACACCCGTACCCACTTCCAGCACGTCGCCGAGGAACGCCGTCGCGCTGATGTAGTTCATGGTGCTGCGGCCCATCGACAGCGGAGAGAGGGCGTCTTCGATTGCTTCGTCGCGCTGATCTTCCGGCAGCAGGGCTGCGCGAGATGCAACACGAAGAGCTTGCAACGGGGCCACCACAGCCATCGCTGAGGCGATGATGCCTGCCGTACCCCACGCGCCGTACAGCCCGACGTATCGTCCGAGCTGTTTCTGCTGCGCCACGAGCGAGAACGTCCGGTGCTGGAACAGCATTTTCAGCCACCCGTTGTGCGCCCACTTGCCGGTCTCCCCGATGAAAGTGTCCTGCAAGATTTGGTTCGTGCCTCGGTCGATGGCGTTGTAGAACGCAATCCATGCCTGCCGATCCTGCAACGACTCCAGCCCACGTGGGTCCACGGCTTCAAGCTTACCGTCCGAACCCCAGCGCACCACCTGATCCTGAGTAGCACGTAAGCGCGCGAGCAGGTTGTCGTCGATGCCCATGTCCTTCAGAGCAATGTCGGCCTCTGCGCCATCGCGCAAGAACTTCACACCCTTGGCGATAAGCACCTCAGCGAACCCTCGCTGCTGGACCGCGAGCACCATGCGCTGACCGGAGAGAATCCGGTTAGCGTTGGCGGTACGCTGCACTAGCGCAGTCAGAAAGCCCGCGCGCTCCGATCCGTAGAGCGAAGCCTGCGTATCCATAGCGTTGAACATGTGGAGATCGTACCCCGCGAGACCGAAGCCCCGCCCGCTGATGAACTCGAACCCACTGAGGATTCCGTTGTCGGCGTCTTCACCACGCAGCAGCTTCCCGATTTCGGCACGCATGCGGGGTGCGATGCGGATTGCATCTGCCACACCGGCAGCCCCGACAGCAGGTAGTCCGTTGGAATACTCCGCAGCTTGGTTGATACCTGCTCCGCCGAGCTGAATTGCCGAGGTCAGCAGTCGTGCGTTAGCGAGAACCGTCGGGTCGCCAGTGCCGATGACTCGGCCCGTGAACTCCGACATCACCTGATCGAACGCGCGAAGCTCCACGTCATTCGCACCCGTGACCTGCATCGCCTTGCGGAGAACAGACACGCCCGCGTCGCCCATGACACCGTGCTTTGCGAGCGCGATGTCACCAGCCACCCGGCCCGCGTACTTGCGGTAGTTGTCCATCACCCGGTTGTCGAGGTAGTCCATCAGGCGAAACTCGCCTTCCTCGTCCTTGTACTTGCGAGTGACATCCAAGTCGATTCGGCTCTTGGTGTGCTTTGCACCGCCACGGGAGTAGCGACCCATCACCTGCTGAATCTGCTCCTCATTGAGCGACAGCGCGCGGAGAGTATCCCTCAATGTGTCGGACTGGGAGTCGGAGAACAGGTTGTCCGGGGCACGGTGCATGCCCGCAGCGCGCTCTTCGATGCGCTCAAGATACTTGATCGACAGGTCGTCGAGGAACTTGTCCCCGTACATCTCTCCCATCATGTCGAACTGATCCCGTATTGCCAGGCGGATTGCCTCGCGACGAGTGCGCCCGGCAGCAGCGATTTTGCCGCCCAGCCAAGTACGACTTTCGTAACCAGACACTTCCCCGTCGGGAAGCCGGGAGGAGCCGACCGTACCGACTGCACGCTGCTCCGCAGCCATGCGGTTGTAGCCTTCGTCCAAAACGCGCGCCATCTGCCGCACAGATTCGTGGGCGTCCGCTACCTCGCGGCCCATGAATCGGGTTTCGCGATACAGCTTTACCTCGTACTCGAACTCGCTTCGCATCTTCCAGCCGGTGGCAAAGTCTTTGATCGCGCCAGACTTGCGAACGTCCGCACGCCAAAGCCGGTATGCCGCTTCCCACTGACGCGGACGAGAACCCATGAAGGACTCGAAGCGACCACGACGATCCATCGCCGCAGTGCTGTGCCTGCCCGCCGCACCTTCCGGATTCTCCAACAGAGTCACCGCGATCATACGAGCGACAGGGGACTGCGAGGACATCAGCGTGGTGCTGGTAGCCTCCAGTCCGAACCGCTGCATTATTGTTGCCAGCTTCTCGGGGTCGATGGCGTACTTACCGCTGAACCTTTCCGCGCGGCCCAGAACTTCAGCCACTTGGATTCGGGTAGCATCGTCGCTGATCTGCTTGTCCAGACCCATGCGCGCCACGAAAGCTTTGCGCTCGCGGTTGTTCTTGAAGATGGAGTTAACCAGCATACCTCGGACTTGCTGCGATGCTGCCTGCGGCGAACGAATCTCTTCGCCGAGCTGCTGCCCGACGACATTCATCAGCCGATCCAGCGCGGTCTCGCTGCCCTTCAGCCCCAGCACGCGGGCGATCTTGTCCCTCAGCCATTCCCATGCGGTTGCTTGCGGCGCACCCGGAGGCGCGCTGATGTTGCGGAGCACTGCCTGTGCATCTCGGTTAGTCAGGCCGTAAGAGATAAGCTCGTCCGTGTTCGCAAGGAAGCCCGGGAACTTGGACTGATCCACTCGGCCCTGCATACTCGCCGTCATCTTGGCACGATCTGCTTCGGAAAGGTTGGCGTTCACATGCGCGAGCAGCTCATCCATCTGAGACTTGAATCCGGTATCCTGCCGCAGAGCAAGGGAGGTCGCGGCGTGCAGCATCTCGTGCAGCACGACTTCCGGATTGTGGTACTTGCTGTCCAGTGCCATCGAGTTGTGGGCCGGGTTGTACCCACCGCCAATTTCCCCGGGCTTCGCGTTCGGGAACCACTGCTGGAGCACCGAGTCCGGCTCGATGCGGACGCCGTTCAGTCTACCGCTGCGCTTCAGCGTATTTGCGATTGCCCGGTAGTCCTCCGGCACGTTACGCGAGGATTCGAGGTAGCGGAAGATGTCGTCGAGGTTACCCTTGATTCCGCTTATCTTCCACGCGCGCGTCAGCATAGGATCGGCTTTCGCCTGCCAGTCCACGCGCCCACCCACGTTGTCGGTATAGAGTCCTGTCGATGCGTCGATGTTCTCGGAGTCACGGGCCAGAGTGCCCACAGCGCCCGAAGTAGGGGCCGCATCCTGAGCCACGTCCGGCCTTGCGAACAAGCGGAAGTCGTCCGGCACGTCGGCCATGCCCGCACGAATCCAGTCCAGAACTTCGGCCTTTGCGAGCGAATGCACCTTGGCGTTGAGGGCAACCGGGTTACCTTCGCCAACTTCTGCGATTGCACGAGCGCGCAAGTCGGCGTTCCACTGCTCGCCGTACATTGCGGCATTGCCTGCGTCGAGGTCGATGAGCGCCTTGTCTCGGATTGCCGCGCCGCTCTGGATTCCGCGAATGTTCATCATGGTGCCGATACCAGATGAGAAAGCAGCATCGGTCAAGAAGTCTGCAACCGTCCTATTCTCGCCCATACCGACAAGCGCCGCGTCTGTCGCCACGGACACTGCCGCGTTCTCACCAACACTTGACAGGATACCCGCTGCAACCCGGCCTTCAGCGAACAGTGCCGCCGAACCCACGCCCGCAACGCGGACTGTGCCTGAGGCTAGGCCGCCAGTGGCCCAGTTGGTGGGATCGGTGAGACCCGCCACGAGGTCATATCCGAAGCTGCCCCAGCCGGTCTGGTTGTCTTTGATACGCATGGACGCGCGGCGTGTGGTAATGCGGTCGAGCGCGTAGGCCAGTTCGCTCGGGGAGTACGCAACGTCACGCAAATCTTCGAGTTCGTCGGCCGTGTAATAGGACTTCTCCCACTCCTTCGGATCGTAGGTCCAGCCTTCCGGCGTGGTCTCCCTGTCACGAGAGAGCTGATTCACGAGGGCAGCGCCGAGGCCGCTATCGAATGCCGCACCCCACTTGTCCGCAAAAGTCAGGGAGTCGCGGAATGCAGCTTCGTCGCGGTCGTCCTGAGTCGCAGCGATTGCTCGGCGGGTGTTGGCTTCGTTCGTCTGCGTGTCCAGCGCGTCCACTTCCTGCCGCACCCACCACGGAACGACGGTATCGCTGTCCCGAACGGCCATCGCCGAAGCGACGCCCTTTGCAGCGTCCCCACCTTTGAGCACGTTCTGCCCGAGGGCGAGTTCGCCAAGACCTTCCCGCACCTTGCCGATGTACTCCTTCGTGGCGCGCGAGAGGCTGGTACTGCCTCCTTCGATGGGATCGCCGCGCCACGCGGCCGGGATACTCGCACCACTCCAAGTCTGCGTTGTCATGTTGCCGGAACCTTCCCACGCATTAGTGAGCGAGGCTACGGAAGGAACAGCGCCCTGCGCCGGGGCGCTTTCGGGCGACTGCGACACAGCAGGTGCAGCCTTACCACCGAGAACTGCCGGAGCATAGGCTGCGTTGTACTTGCCCCACATTCTGCGGTTCGGTCCGCCTTGGTAGATACGCAGGGCTGTCGTAACATCACCCTTTGCCATCTGCATGTTCTCACGCATGATGTGCGCGTACATCTCCAGATTGTCCGAGAAGTTCCGAACGTCGTACTTGCGACCCGTGCGGGCTTCGATTACCGCCTGAGTTGCGGGCATGACTTGGAAGTCACCCTGCGCCCCGGCATGCGAACGGATCACACCGTCCGCGTCACGCTTCGCGCGTCCGTTCGCCGATTCCACACGCCACTGCCCACGCACAACCGACTCCGGCACTCCCGCATAAGCGGCAGCCGCAGCGATCTGCTGGTCTTGGGTCAACCCCGAAAGATCGAGTGCCATTGTCTGTCTCCTTTACATTTTGGGTTGGATTGCGATGCTCTCTTGGATACTGCCGTCCGGCATGCGGACGTAGCCCTGTGGCACCGGGATTTGTGTGCGCGTTGCAGCTTTGCGGCGGCGTTCGTACTCGGCCTTGATGGCAGCACCAGTGACGGCGACGACCTTCCAGCCGCGCTCGCCGACGGTGTTGACGTAGAGCACCGGCTCGCCGCTTTCGCTGTCTCGCATGCGGAACACGTCGGCCTTCAGGCTCTTGCTGGGTTCCACGTTGTTGGCACGGAGGGTCGCGTCGATAGCTGCTTCGATTGCCGGACCAGTTTCCTTCGTGTCCATGAAACCAAGCCATGCACCCACGCTGCCGATCACGTGCCCTTCGTCGTCTCGACCATTTTCCCAGTAATACTTGCCAGCATCTTCGCCGCCGTACTTCAGCTTGGCGAGATTTAGCGCGGCCGTGATTCCTTCGGAGGAAGTGTCGAGCAGGCCACCGGATTCGCCGACTGCGCGCACGATGGCACGAGACGCGGCTTGTCGCCCGGAGTCGCCGAGCTTGTTTCCGAAGTAGCCGAAGTAGGCAGGGTTGGACTTCTGCAACACGTCGGCAACTCGTGCCTGCTGCGCTTCGGATTCCTTGCGGCTGTTCGCGTTGAACTCCGTCGGGTCGTCAGTGGTGATTTCTCCACGCGCAACCTCGTAGGCCAGCTCGAACGCCACACCGGACTCTTCCAGTGCCTGCAACTTGTTGAACATGGTGTTCACGCTGTCGCCGAAGTAAAGGCTCGCCGTGGTAGCACCAGATAGGCGGCCAGTGACTGGCTTACCGTCGATGCTGAGTCGTTGCGCATTGGTGTTCTTCATCATGCGCCACTGGTTGTAGAGGTCACGGGCAGCATCGTTAGGCTGCTCGCGCAGCACGGCCCGCGCCGTCGTCTGGAACTGATCGGCGACACCCTTCAGGACTACTCCGCGACCTGTGTTTGCATTCCACACGAGCTGAGCCATTGCGACCTGCGGGTTCTTGGCGAGGGTCTGATTCCATCCCTGCACCACGTTGGCGTCCAACAGTTCCTTGTCCACGCCCGGGATGTTCACCGTCTGTGCGTAGGTTCCATGACGCCACGAGTCAATTGCCGCGCGTACATCTTCCTGCTGCGCCGCGAGCTTTGCAGTCTCCGTGTTCGCAGCCTTCTGCGCTGCCGCACGTTCGCGGAGAACGGCTTCCTGCGCCCGGATATGGGCACCTGCGGACTGCGCCATCATGCTCATACGCTGCGTGCCAGAGTACAGAGGATCGTCGCTTCCCGTGGCCGCCGCGTAGGCTGTGTTGAGCTGGTCGATCTGGGCTTCGGTGGGCTTGGCTCCGATGCCTTCGGAGGCGTACAGCGACACGAGCGCCATCTGCTCCGCAGCCGACGGGTTGGTGTCCAGCCATTCCGACTTGTACTGAGCCTGCTTCTGCTTCACGTAGGCCGTGAGTTGCAGAGCGTCGTCCGGGTCAAGAGCCGAGAGCACACCACGAGAGTTGAGGAATTTCAGCGTGTAGAACTCGCCGCGATCCGCAGCGCCGCGAACGAACGCGGTCATCGCTGCCTTGTAGCTGTCGTCCGTCTGGTAAGCAGAGGGTGACAAGCCGTCGAGCAGACTGAGCTGGGACTGCACGAGCTTATCCGCCTCACCTTCCTCGCCCGGAGCTTTGTTGCCCAGAAGTGCGGTACGCCGTGCCATCTCGTTGAAGCTGGTGCTGTTCGCGCTGTTGCTCGCGTACTGCGCCTTGACGAGTTCGGCCTGCTGCCATGCCACTCGCTCTTTAGTGTGCAGGTCCATCAGCGGACCGGCTCGATCCATGAAGGTCTTCTGCAACACGGCATCGGCGTACATGTTGCCAGTCATCTGGCCCTGCGCGAGACGGTTGAACTCCTGCGCCAGTGCTTCCGGCGGCAGCTTGCGAAGGTCGGGCATCCGAGTGATGAGGTCTTGCTCCATCACGGATACGGATTCCAGCACGTTGTAGTTCTGTGCGCCAATCTCGTAGTTGGTAGGACCGAACAGCTTGCTGTACCACGGCTGCTCATCCGCAATCTCGTCCATCGTCTTGCCGCTGCGGGCGGCAACAAAGCCGTCCCACATTTGCTGCTGCTCCAGAGCCTTTCGGTTCGGGGCAGTGATTTCCTCCAAGAACTCAGGGAGGTTGTTGTCGGGCATTCGCATGCCGCCGGTGCTATCGAACCAGTCGCTACCACTCCGCACCGTTTGGAGCGGGGCTACGCCTCCACCTTGCACACCGGCATTGATGCCAGTGGCGGACACGCCAAGCGCGCCGCCACCGACCGTCTCGGTGCTGAAGGTGATCGTACCCGGATCACCAGTTGCCATTGCGTTCTCCTGTTGTTAGAACCAGCCGAGACCCTTGGTCTTGGTGTTGAAGTTGTCCTCGCCACCCACCTTGGTGATCTTCGCGCCCGTGCCCGCGCTACCGGCAGCTGCCGGTGAGGAAGGTCCGGTGCCGTCGTTGTAACCGAACGTGGCCGAAGCCCACGACTTACCGCCGCGCTGCGAAGCCTGCTGCCACGCAGCCGCTGCGCCTTGCCCGGCTTTCGCCATGCTGACACCCATACCTTGGAAGTCGCCGTTCTGTCCCTGCCACTCTGCCACAGCCGCGTTTGCTGCCGCTTCGCCTGCCTGCGGGCCACCGAAGTAGGTAGCAGCCGCCACACCGACGAGCTTCAGGAATCGGTTGTTCATGGCCTTTGGCGCGATATGCTGGCTGAAGTCGAACTGGCCGAAGGTTCGGCCGATGTCCATTCCCTTGTACGCGCCCACCATGATCTGTGCCGTCTGCTTGGCACCGCGACTTGCCATCAGGTTGAGTGCGTTGTTCTGCATCTCCTGATCCATCTCGGATTGCAGCCGCACCATCGTATCCATGAGGTCGGCAGACGAGCCACCGACACCCACGTAACCTGCCTGCGCAGTAAGCGCCCCGCGCGCCGCAGCAAGCTGAGCCTGCGTGTTTAGGCTTGCACCTTGCTTGGCGCGAAGCTCCTCCGAAAGCTGCTCCATCTGGAAGTTGTATTCCTTCGACGCAGCGTTCACGCGCTCCCGGTTGTTGAGGGAACGCATAAACTCGGACAGGTTGCCCTTTGCGACTTCAAGCTTGTTGGTGTTCTTGGTCTGAGCAACCGCAGCACGGTAGTTGGCACGGGCGATTCGGGTGATGTTGTTGGATTGGACGATGGTACTTACGCCGCCCATTAGCTAACCCTCCTCACGTTGTTGAAAGTTTGACCAACCCACGAGAGTCCGGTCACCCGAAGCGGGAGCCAGTCTTTGGAGATGATCGTGTAGCTGCACTCACGCACTTCACGGCCCACCGGGATCGAGAGCTGACCCGAGTAGATGGGCTGCCGTGCCACGAGGTTGTCACTGTAACCGAGTATGCGTCCCTCGAAGTCCAGCGAGGACTGCAAGCTGTTGCGTGTCCGAACCTCAGACATCATGCCTGCCGTGTCTGCCACGTCTGCGGTTACTCGGTTGAGCGACATGCGCCCATCCAGAACCGCTTGCCCGTTCTGGTCGCGTGGGAACGGATTACTCGGTGTCACCCGAGCCTCGCTCACGACACCGAACTCCAGCGCCGCCGGATTGAGATCATCGAACTGCGACAGGAACTCGTCGATGCGGGAGAGCGGTGTGCCGAGCAGGAAGTACACGCTCGTCGCATTCACCACCACCGCGCCGTCAGGCACGCCGTTGTCGGCCCGATCCGCGTAGCGGATGCGGGAGTCGATGTACCCGTGGGCGTCGAGTCCCGACTTGAAGTCCAGAACGTCGGCCACGATACCGCCGGGGCGTGCAGTGAACACGAGGCCGGACTTCTTGAAGCTGCTAACGCCGACGATGTTTCCAAGGGAGTCGTGGTACATGAACTTGGTCCATGCTTCCAGCGTGCGCTGCCCGTTGTTCTTGTTGTCCTCGTAGCGGTAGATGTAGAACAGGCTCTTGTTGTTGCGAGTCCGGAACATCACTAGATTCGGCGCGGTCACTGCCGCGATCTGGAGCGGCGCACCGAGTAGCCACTTGTCCAGCTCATCGCTGAGTTCGTCGGTGACCGTCTGCTGCCCGTTCAACGCGCCTACCCGCATTTGGTGGAAGCTTACACCCTCGCTGCCGAACTGCGAGTAGAAGATGAAGTTTCCGCTCGTCTGGGCCTTGGCGTCGGTCCCGTCCTTGTTCGCGGACACTGCCCGGATCAAGGGAGACTTGGGAGTCAGCAGTGCATCGCCGCTCACACCGTACTGCTGCCGGTCACCGAAGATCACGAGGTTGCCGTTGTATAGCACAGCATGCCGCAGCACGTCCCCCTCGGAACCAAAGGCGAACATCTCCACGGGGTCGTCGTCGGTGATGGTCACCACGCTCCCGCGCCAGAAGTTCAGGTAGTCGCTGCTCTTGGAGGCGCTGACGTAGTTCTGGCTTCCGACGATGAGCCGGTCTTGGAACACCGAGAGCATCGTGATCGTCTTGCCGATGAACCACGGGATCGGCGAAGTCAGACCGTCACCCACGCGGCGTTCTGCGTAGGCCACGTGCTCTCCGCTTCCGGGAAAGATGGCCGTGATGCCCGCACCGTTGCGCGCGATGCACGCCTGACCGTTGTAGATGTAAAGCTGCGAGACCATGTTGTCGATGGTGCAGCTAACACCTGCCGTCTCGAACCAGTCCACCGAGCCGAAGCCTCCGAGCTGCCCGGTCTCCAGTTCCGCCCGCAGGTAGTATGCCTCGTCGGCACCAGCACCACTCGGACGCACACGGATGATCTTGCCGTGGAAGTGGTACTTCGTTGCGTAGGTGGCATCAGTGATTTCCTGCCCCGCTGCAAAGAACGTGGTCCCGTCGCCCTCGTCGTCCACCGTGATGTCGATGAAGTCCTCGTCTTCGATTAGGATGGCACCCTTCAGGTACGTGGCGTTCACTCCTTCGTCCACGAGTAGGTCCGACAGTTGCTCGGCGATGTACTCGGGCCGCGTCTGCTCCGCGCTCGTCCTGATCCACGCATTGACTGCGGAGTTATAGTCGTTCACTCGGTCGTTGACCTTCTTCTGGTACTCCTCGTCGGGAGTCGTACCGTCCGGCTTGTAGAACGAGATGTTTTCGGTGCTGAGGATTCCCGGGTAGCCCGCCGTCACGGTCTTAAAGGTGACCACCACCGATGGGCCGACTTCCCGCTTCAGCGTCACGGTGTACGTCGTGTTGAACTTACCGACGCGAATCCATGCCGCGAGCTTGTGGATGTTGTCGTCCGTCTGCCACAGATTCTCGCTCGTGGCTTCCGGCACGGTTGTGTTGCCTGCGATGTAGACGTAGCTGCCGAGTGCGGCGAGGGACGAAGCGCCCCCTGCTACCAGAGTGTTCACCCACTCGGAGTTCTCGTAGGTGATCGGGATGAAGGTCTCTCCCGTCTTGTCGTACAGGAACGCGAACGTGTTGGTCCCGAGCAGAGATGCCTCGCGACGGTACAGCAGTGCGTACTCGCGGCCTTCCTGCGTGAAGTCGAACACGTCCATGTTCTGTAGCTCTGCCCTCGCAGCCCCGGAGATGGTCAGAGGCAGGCGAGCTGCGAAGCGTGTGCCGCGCCTGCGCACCAGACCATCGACCGGATCGGACAGGATGTTGATCTGTTCGCTCGTCTGTCCGGGGCGGCGACGGTGCTGCGGCTTGCCGCTGACACCCTGCACGATGTCCGGGTAGGTTCCGCCTGCCTTTGCCATGATGCCTCCTTAACCGGGGAATGTGGTGTGGCTGTGCCACGGGTGACCGCTGTAGTTGTGGAACCTGCCGCGCAGAACGTCCACGCTTGCGCGGGCGTACAGCGGGTTTGCCTTCAACTGGCGGATATGCTCCGAGCGCAGGTTGATCCAGCTATCGTTGCGCTGCTGGAGAATCTTCTGGTACTTGGTGTTGTCGCCGTCGAAGTCCGACTGGAAACGGAGCACCGCATCATCGCGCACGAACATCTGCACTTCGTAAGGGCAGTCGTCGAAGTCGAGCAGCCTTGCCACCTTTACGGTGACCGGGCCATCGAACTCGTACTTGTTCCTGCCGATGTCGTAAAGCCTGCGCCCGCGTTGGGCGACTCGGCGGCTACGGCACTGCGGCATCGGGTCTACCTTCAGCACATCGGTAGGAACCATGATGTACTTGCTGGTGGCCTGCGGAAGCAGCTCCAGCCATTCGGTGTTGAACCAGAGGGACAGCGAGGAGGTATCGCGGAGAACGCGAGACACGAGGTCGCGCGCGTCGTCCTTGTACGGGTGATCGTCTTCCAAAGTGTTGAGCTTGGTTTCGCCCATCGTCTTCAGGCAAGCGTTCACAACGTCCAATTCTGTGATGAACATGTAGCCTCCTTGGAACAAGGCAGAGAGAGCTGTTGCTCTCCCTGCCCGGTGGATCAGACCGTCGCGAGGGTCACGGCGGTCGCGGCCAGATCGAAGTCCTGCGAGCCGTTCTCGTCGTCCTTCACGCGGACCACGACGCGCCACGCATTGTCGCGGCCGAAGACGCTGACGATGGTGCCGGGCGTAGCGGCGAGGATGCCGAGGGGCGCGATGGCGGCGGTGATTTTGACGCGGTTGGAAATCTCGAAGGGTCGGTTGTAGACCATGTGTTTCTCCTGAGTGGTTGGGCGCAGTTTGAGTTACCCGAAGGATTCAGGGACTGCGCCCTAGTGGATTACGAAGCGCCCGGGTTGGTGCCCGCAGCGCGGATCAGGCCCGCCAAATCGACGCGGTTGAAGCCCACGGCGAACGACATCCACGAGTCCACGAAGTAGCACTTTGACGAATCGGACCACCAGACGCTCGACTGGAGCGGCAGCGCCTCGGCGATCAGCAGCGCACGCGGGGAAACCGCGACGGCCACGAGGCCGGTGAAGTTGCCGTCGTACCACTGGTTGTTGTCTTCGTTGGACAGGAGATGGCCGACGACTTGGCCGTTCGGCAGGTTCTCGCTCGACAGCACGGGGACGCCCCACGCCTTGAACATCGGGATGCCGGTGAGACGGTTGCCGTCGCTGGTCAGGTACTCGCCGTTGACGATCTGCTCGGCCTGCTGGAGCGTGTAGAACACGGTCGGGCGGACGATGAGCACGATGCCGTCACGCTGCGGCTTGACCTTCTTGGTCTCCTCCATCTGGGAGAACAGCTTGCCGATGGCAGCGTACAGCTTGGCCGGGTCCAGCTCGTCACCGGCCGCAGCCAGTCCGATCTGCGTGGCACCGAAGTGGCCCTCGGGCGCGCGGCCGTTCTTGGTGAAGGTGCTCTGCGTCTGCGCGGCAGCCTTGGCAGCAGCGATGGAGATGGTCGCATCGACGAACTCGGCGATTTCCTGCCCCTGCTCGACGGCGATTTCCTTGCGGGTGTCGATGTCGGTGAAGATTTCGTCCAGCACCCAGATGCTGTGCCGCGAAAGCAGCAGGGTATCGACGGTCACCGACGCCTTGCTGAAGTCCACCTGCGTGCCGTCGGGCGAGTCGCCACGCTTCAGCTTCTGGAGCTTCGTGCGGCCGATGGCCTTGCGGGTCAGCGTGTTGGTGCCCTTCACGGTCTTGCGCGGGAAGAACTTCTCCAGCACGGAGGTCGAGACGAACGTGTGCTCCACGTCGCCGGTGAACTGCTCCAGAATCAGGGCGTTCTGGTTGCCCGTCTGGTTGATCTGGTTCGGCAGAACCGGAACGGTCGGGAAGATGGTGCTCATGTGTTAGTGTTGCTCCTGTGGTTACGGGGTGAATCGGGCGTTGAGTGCCCGCAGTTCGTCGGACTTCGCCGCGCCTTGGATGCCGTACTTCGCGACGATCTTCTTGTACTCGGCGCGATACTGGTCCCGGTTGACGGGTGCGACACCTTGCAGCGATTCCGTCACAGCGGCCGGGTCCGTCGCGGACTGGCCCTGCGTGGATACGCCGGGGTTCGTGGTTGCGAGACTCAGCAGGTGCCGTGCCATCGCGACGGCTGCGAGGCCGCCCGAGGACAGGGCGTTGCTCGCCTCTTTGAGCTCGTCCGCCGGGAGGTTGGTGCGCGCGAACTGCTGGATCGCTTTCCAGTTGGCTTCGCCGCCCACCGCCTCGTGGACCTTGGTGACCGTCTGCTGATGCTGCGCGGTGGCAGCCGCAGCGAGACGCTGCACGCTTTCCTTCGCCAGTGCGAGGATCGGACCCGAACCCTTGGCCTTGTCGCCGAGGACTTCGAGCTTCGCTTCGAGCAGCGCGAAGTTGCCATTCGTGGCTTCCGTCAGCTCACGACTGTCGAGCGCGAGACCCACCGTGTTGACGAAGTAATCCGCCGCGATGTTCAGGCCGTTGTCGCCGTAGTCGGGGATGTCCGTCGAGGCAGGGGCGTTGGCCGCAGGTGCCTGCTGTACCGGGGCCGCTTCGAGATTCAGAGCGTTCGGGTCGGTGACCGGGGGCGTCTGCTGGTTGGGCTTCTGATTGGGCTGCGCCTGCTGCGTCTGGACCTTGGTGGGATCATCCACCGTGACCGGAGGCTGCTGATGCAGTTGCGCGGTCGAGGCGATCACCGTACCGTTGGGGCCGCCGCCCGGGGGTGCGTTGTTGCTCATCGTGTCTCCATGTTGTTGGAATTGTCGATCTGTTGGGAAGCGTTCTGCATCGCGAGCTGCTGCTGCTGACGCATCTGCATCATCTGTCCGTACTCCTCATCCGTCAGTACGTAGGTAGCCGGGTCCAGACCACGCGCGGCGGCGAGGTCGGCAATCCATGCGCCCAACTTCAGGCGTTCGAGAATCTGCGGAGGAAGGCTGAGCACGCCGCTGAGGTCTTGCCCGAATCCCAGCAGCCTGTCGCGGTCGCCCGTTCGGGAGAGCGCAGCGAGGCCAGTGATGATTACGGGTTCGATGTCGGAACCGGCAATGCTTTTGTCGATGAGCTTCATGACCCAGTAGGCCACGGGAACCTGCACGTCTACGGCGATGCGGCTGTATCCGCCGCCGAGTCCGCCCTCCAGTTCTTCTGCCACCATCCTGATTTCTTCTGCGGTGACCCGCTCTGCCTGCCGCGTGACTGCGGTTTGCAAGAGGAAGCCCGCGCCGATGCGGTTGATGTAAAGCTGCTGGATGCTGAGGTTCGTTTGCAGCGTGCCTTCGAGGCCCGAGTTGATGAGTTCGATGTCGCCCTTCTGGCCCGGGATCGCCGCGCCGTTGGGGGATGCAGTGAAGTCTTCCACCGAGGTCTGGCCTGCGGGGTTCACCAGCCACCTGAACTCGGATGCGAGGATCGCGGCGTGGATGGTTGCTTCGCTCAGGAGCGACAGGGCTTGGTAGTCGCCTTCGTAATCTTCCACGAGGCCGGTGCCGTAGTCGTCGCCAGATGCCAAGTCCCAAGTCACCGCCCTGTAGGGCAGACTATCCTTGGTGTAAGTGGACGAGAAGTTGGCGGGGAGCTTAGCGTCGTCCAGCCAAGTCGTCTCCTCGAACTTCGTGCCATTCCATTTCACCCACTTGTATTCCCAACAGTTGCCGTCGTCGTCCGGCTTGAACTCCGGATTGGAAATGACTGCGGCCAAAGCGGGGGCTTTGATGGCGGACTTGTGGATTCGCTCCCGCACGATCAGTTCGCAGACCGAGCCTTGCCGGTCGCGCTTGACCACGTAGTTGCGGAGGTTTAGAACTCGCACGGTCTCCTTGTCGAAGACCATCAGCGCGTTGCCCAGCACGATCAGCATTTTCAGCAGGTCGTAGAGCCGGGAACGAATCGCCCTCTTGTCGAGTTCCAACGACGCCTCTTGCTCCAGCTTTGCGAGTTCGGTCTGGACCTTCTTCAAGTCCACACCTTGTTCCTGCATCGCTGCCCGTCCCTTGCGATTTGCCTCCAGCCGAAAGAATGGACGGGATGGCGCGAACAAGGACATCATGAGCTTATTGGCGAGATGGTTGACGGCCTGCGCGCCGAGGGACTGGAAGCCGTGCGTCAGGGGTTCGGTGTCCTGATCTCGGTTCTTCCTCGGGAACAGCTTGGGGATTGTCCATGAGGCGTAGCGTTCGAGTCGGTGCAGGATACCGTTACGCTTCCCGTCCAGCTTCTCGAATCGCTGATGCGCCGTGGTTGGATTCATCGGATTTTCCATGCGCGCCTCACAGGAGCAGATCGCCGCCGGAGATTCCGGTCACGCGAGATTGGGCTGTGGGGACGATCCTCTGGTACATCTGCCGATTGGTGCGGCGGCGTCCGATGAGGTCGTTGGTCATGAGGTCGAGGTCAGAACTTCCGAGCGTGATGTCCACCGTCTCGGGTGGTGCGCTGAGCAGCTTCTCTGCGTACTCGGAAGCAGCCTGCTGCGCGGCAGCGGTTGCCATCTGGTCGGCCATCGCCTGAATCTGGTAGTTGGTCTGCTTGGTCTGGAGGTTGGTCTGACGGTCGATGGCAGCAGCTTGCTTCTTCGCTGCCGTCTTTGACGAGCCACCGCCAATCGAGGAACCCATAGGCTATCTCCTTCGTTTGGTGAGTTGCGGCGAACCATCCTCCAGCACGAAGCCGAATCTTTGGTAGAGCCGGGTGATTGCCCTAGAGGAGCGGGCAAGCGCGCCGCCGGTGATTATGGCGTCGCATTCGTTAACTTCAGCGAGGTCTTCCATCGTGGCGATCACGTCGCTGAAGGAGCTTCCTTTTCCGATCCGCAGTACCAAGTCCTCACAGAGAACGGTCTTGTTCTTGGAGTACCAAGGTCTCACTACGGAGAACACCAGTAGGTAGCTTTCGTTAATCACTACAGCATCTACCATGTTCTGGACTATTACCTGTACGGCATACTCTCTGTCGTCGCAGAAGAAGTCCACGGAGGAGTTGCTATACTCCGTCCCGCTTGGGGCTAAAGACCGATACAGAGCGGCGTCTAGCGCCGCCCTGATCGACCTTGCATCACCCGTCGTTGGTGTTCTGGTGGTTGGGTTCAATGGTGAATCCCTCCCGAAGTATGTCTAGGACTCGGGCCATGCCGAGATGGAAACCTGCCTCTTGCGGCGTGGTATTCCCGTTGATGGAGAGTGCCATCCCCGCTTGTTTCCGCACGGCGGCCAAGGCGTCGGGGTGCAGCCTCATGACGGTTTTCACTTGCTGGGTCATTGAGCCTCCTGTCGTATGTGTACCGAAACGCCCTCCCGGTAACCCACGCTTTCGCGTTGGCGGGATGCGGCGAGGGCCGTCTCGGTCTGTCGTATGTGTACCGAAAGTCAACTGAAGAAGTAGGGCGAGTCCAGCACTTGCCGGAGGTCGAGGTCTCCCATCGCCGGCGGGTCGGGCAGAAACCCGTATGCCGCCCTGAACTCCTCCAGAACGTCATGGCGCTCGTACATCTCCACGAACACCTCCCTGATGATTTCGTACAGGCGGGCCGTGTGGGCTGCGTGTGTGCCGTAATCGTCGTGGATCACGGCGAAGGCGTCGATGCCCTCGGCCTTGGCCTGGTTCACCACGAGCGTCAGATGGCTGGCATCAAGGCTGTGGACGAAGTTCGGCGCGATGCCGTTGCGGTGCCGGGACTTCTTCACCGCGTCCGTGCTGCGGCGAATGGACAGCTTGGCGTTGCCGCAGAGCTTGGTGTTGATCCTGTGCTCTTCGGTCTCCCAGTACACCTGAGTGACCGGGAAGCCGGAGGGTGTGATCCAGCGGATGCGGTCGTAGCCTTCTCGCAAGATCGCCGTGCTGCTGCGCTGGAGCCAAGTCATCGCGTCGGCTGCGGCCACCACGGTGTCAGCGATGGCGACGCCGAGGCGCTTGCTGAGGAAGCGTGCGGCCTGCTCGTAGAGCTTCTTGTCCAGCGCGGGGAACTTGCCCTCGCGCAGATAGTCCGATACGATGAAGTCCGCCCAGCTTGATTGCTTGCTGCCGTAGGGCAGCGTCATTACTGACCGCTTCACGAGGTCTCGAGTCAGGCCATGATCCAGCCACAACCTGCGAAAGCCCTCGGCGTCGTCTTCCTCGAACTCCAGAATAGCGGTTACGAGTTGCGCTACTAGCCCGTAGAGATCGTTCGGGACATCGTAAGGATTCTTTGGTGGCAGCAGGTTAGTTGCCACCCCGCCTACTGCATCGCGCAGCATCGCGGAGAAGTTCTGAAGACCATTGCACGAACCATCCATCGGAACTGCGCATCGGCTCAGGAAGCGATCCCCGAATACTTGCCACTGCTCGTACTCCAAACACCAAGCGAGAAATTGCAGCGGCTTGTCTGCGGTCTTCCACTCGTCGTTGTTCACCGGGTCCGCAGCGAACGACATTATCGAGTCGTGATGATCCGCCACCCACTTCACACGATCGGGCAGAGTCGCCTTGTCGTATCCCCATCGGTTTGCTCCTGTGATGCAGAACCAGTCCTTCGCAGACTGTGTGTGCAGTGGCTTGCCTTCTCCGAACTCCAGCAGTGCCTTCTGCAAGTCCGAACCCTGCGGTGAGACGCCGCTGGTCTGGACGTACTTTCGGCCTCGGAAGTCCACGAAGTAGACGAAGTATATTGCCGGGTAGTCAGCGAACTTGCGCGCCACTCGCATTGCGTTGTAGAACCTGTTGCTCTTACCGGCGCGCAGGCGCTCGTCCGTGTGCCAGTCTGCAACCTCGCGCTTCCACTTCTTGAACTCCCGCTGCTGACCTTCGGTCATGTCCTCCTTCGTCATGCCCTTCTCCAGCCACTCCGGCTTGCGGGGCTTGGGCATCTCGGCCTGCGAGATGATTTCGTCCATGTCGTGTACCCGAGCGACGCTGGACACCGCTTCGAGCAGGCGCTTGTTGATGCGCCACTTAACCTGCTGCAAGCTGTTGACGGCCTGCATTTCGTTGCGCATATCGGCGCTGCGGTAGTCGTCGCGAGTCTGGGCGTAGGTCTTCACCATCCACGGATGCAGCCTGCGCATCTCGTTGGTGTGAAAGCCCCCGTTGCCCACGTCTGTCCAGTCCTTCGGCGGCTCGACGCAGGGCAGGAAGTACGGAGTGCTCTCGATCACGAACTCGCTGATCTGGTTAATCAGCGCCCGCACTTCCTCGGTCAAGGTGATGTGCAGATTCGTCTTCATCGAACGACGGCCGCCGCTCACGGCAACCTCATTCACCAGTGCGATATCGAGCATGCCGAGCTGGGCAAGCTGATCGACGAGATACCCGCCGACCTGATCCCGCTGCGCTTGGCCCCATTCGTGGAACTCCACCCCGTTCTTCCTGCCCTGCATTTTCATCACGGTCATGCGGTGCGTCTCGTTGACGCTGAGCTTTCGATCCATGTCGTTCATGAGGTGGTAGAACAGAGTAGGCTCTGCATCAGCAAACTGCGTCAGCAGATACTCGTGGTACACGTTGGTCCCGACTTGCTTTACGGTTTCCCTGCCCGCCGCGCGCTCGCGCTTTCCTTGCTCCGCAATGCAGGAGGCTAGAGCACCACGCACTGCGACGAACGCGACTGCCTCGTACCACTCGGTTGCCTGATCCTCGGCGGACACCACCCTGCCGCGCTTGTCCTTACGCTCGGGGTCGAACTTCGCTCGTAGCAAAGGCACATGCGCCTGTGCTCTACCGATGCGCGGCTTGTCTATGTCCACTCGGATGCGTTCCGCAAGAGGGAGCACGAACCGGCGGTACACAGCCTGAGCGTAAGGATTGTTCGGTGCGCCGCCGTTCTCCTCGTTGCGCTCGATGGCCTTGCGCATGCGCTCTTGGCCGAAGGCGTAAGTCTCCAGTTCGAGTTCCGACTGCGTTAGCATCTATGTCTCCTATATGCGGAATGTGCGGAACACCTTGTCGGTGAAGTAGTCCAGCTCTGATGCGATCTTGAATGCTTCCTTTACGGTGCCTCCGTGACGAAGCACGCCAAGCGCATACTTCGATCCGGTGCCGACTGCGGAGAACTTGCAGGTGAGCGGGCCGACTATACAGGCGTCATCGGCCCAGTACCAGACGCTACCGTCTCGGCGGAGAACGAGTGTTTGGTGGTCACCCGCTTCGACGAACTTTTCTCCAGAGTTGTAAGACTCGATCACCTTGGTGGGCATGCCGAGTGCTCCGCTCGTGATTCCCACCAAGTCTCCGCTGTCCGCGACCAACACTTTGTCCTTGTTCCCGGGAGGAGAAACGCCTGGGCCTCCCCACGCTTTGGTGTCTGCGTACATGATACCGTCGTGGTAGATAACTAGGCTCATCTGTCCGCCTCCGTCTTGTCGTATCTGATGCCTTTGTAGCGCGGCTCGCGCAGCAGGCCGTACTTGCTGAAGGACATCGCTTCGATTTCCACGATTTGTCCTTCGCACGGAAGGGAGGCGACATCGTGCGGAACGCCGCTTCCGACCTCCTGCTGCTTGCCGTCACCAAGATCGACCACCACCGTCCACACATCGCGTCCAGTTTTTTCACCCGTCGCCATGTTTATCTTCAGTACGCGCAGGTCCAGCGTGATCGTTGGCTTGATCTTGATAGTCTCACCCTTCGTTCCGCTAGCACCCTTCATCCACGTTCCACTGGGCTTGCGCAGGATTAGGCCGTCGTATGCACCACTCTCGCACAGCAGCTTGGCTGCCTCCATCGGCTCCATATCTTGGTCGATCAGGAACCCTTGCGACTCGGCGAGGAAGAACGGTGCGGCGAACTCGGCGATCTTGCTGAGTGTGGCGGGGAGGCGACGCACTCGCTCCTCGTAGCCGAGTGGGCTGTGCCCTTGCTCCCACTCGCCGATACTGATGAAGTCGAATACGACGAAGTAAGGTTCGGTGTACTGGGTGCCATCCTTCTTGCGGAACATGCCCGAGACGGTGGGCTGGTCGATTTCCGGATGCCAGTATTCGCCGAGGTATACGCCTATTGGCGCGAAGGGCGCAGCGGCCAGAGCTTCCTTGATGTGGTTTGCGGAGACGCACTCCTCGCCGGTACGGCTGAGGATGGTGATGTGCTCCGTGGAGTTCGCGTACTTCAGTACGACGCAGTTCACTCCGTCGTACTTGGGCTGCGCAAGGTACTCGCTGATGAGCTGCGAAGTCGTGGGCAGGTGCTTCTTCTGCACCTTGTCCAGCTCGACCGCCTTGTGGACGATGTAGGACTTGCTCATGCTGGCACCCTCTCAGCGGCTGCCTTGAGTCCGCACGACTGCCGTTTCTCGCACTCCGGTAGGTCGCATTTGGAGCACGGCACGAACTTCTTCGGCAGGTTGTTGTGGACGATGAGGCCGCCCGACGCTGCCGATGCACGGCCCGACATGAAGGACGTTACGATCTGACCGATCCACAGCTTGCGCGGGACGAGGGCAGTACGGTAGCCTTCCCACGCTTCTGCGATCTTAGCGTACAGCTCGGCTTGACCGTCGTCGCCGATGCCGGGGAACGCGGCCCTGATCGCTTCTTGCAGAGCTTCTTCGTGATCGCCGTTGCCCCAAGCGACGGCGCTTTCGTAGGATTGGATCAGGCGCTTGGTGTTGTTCTGGTAGTTCATCGTACCTCCTTAATCTTTCTTGCTGAACCAGCGACGGATGATGTACTGGCGTATGAAGCTGATCCCCGTGAAGGCCACGCCGATTGCGTGTGCCGACATCATCGGATGCTCCGGGTGCCATAGGATGGGGAGCAGCGCGAGGTTCGCGCAGTAGTTGATGCTGTAGCCGATGGCGATATTGACCCACGCCTCTTTGATACTACGGCGCCTTGATTGCATCGAGTCCCTCCCGACGCAGCTCCAGCTCCAACAGAAACAACTCGTTGATGATGTGATGCGCCCGGTGCATCAAGCCTGTCTCCCGATCGAACACCTCGCCCTTGTTGCGGGCGCTGTCATGCCGGTAACTGGCATCCTGATACCGCTCGTCTGCGTTCTGGACATGTTGCCACGAATTCGCGGCGTATTTCTTGGCACCGAATGTCAGCACCTTGTCGAGTTCTTCGAGTGCGCGCGGCACGCCCTCACGAAGTAGACGCGCTTGATTCTTCCCGGCGTCGAACTTCAGCCCGACGCCACGTTCGTTGTCTGTCATGTTGCCTCCTTACGCGGGAACGGTGATGTGCTTGCGCTGTTCGATGGTGGTAGTGAGCTTGCGCCCACGGCTGTGTCCTCCGCATTGCGTGCATTGGAGCAGGAGGTAGGTGCCGACCTGAGTTCGCGCCGGGGTGTCCTGCGGGATCATCTCGTTGTGCCCACACTTGTTGCAGCGGTGCTCGCTCCCGTCCGCCTTGTAGTACACGGCGATGTTCGGGTGCTGCGTGTACCAGCCTCGCAGCTTTCGGTACTCCGCCTTCATGGACTTCACGTCGATGATGTTGTATTCCTTGCACTCGTTCCACGCGCCGGGTAAGGACTGCATGCAGGCCACCCACAGGTCGAAACCGGGGAACTTTGCATGGTCGTACTTGCGCAGCTCGGGAACGATCACGCCCGTGGTGTACTCCAGCTTCTGCGACGTGAAGGCGAACTCCACACGATTCAGCAGCATGGGGTCGATGACGCCCACGGGAGACAGCGGAGGAAGCCCGAGGATCGCGAGCCGGGCCTTGACCTTGCGAAGATCGAACTTCTTGCCGTTGCGTGCGAGCACGAAGTCCGCCGCGTCGAGCAGCTTGTGCAGCGCCTCGGCCTGCGCCCTGTCGTCGAACACGTCGGCGGCCTTGCGCTGGTCGAGGTAGAACGTAGCCTCGTCATCGTCGAGCCATTCGCATGCGAACGACATCAGCGACCAGTCTCGCTTGATCTGCTTCGGGCTGAAGTTGTTGTTGAACATCTGCCATCCCCAGAACTCGATGGGGAATGTCTCGATGTCGAGGCACAGAATCTTCGGACCCTTCTTGGGGGCACGCCTCAGAAACTTGGTCAGGTTCACGGATTCTCCTTCTTCTTGGCCCGGGACTTACGCGCTCGCAGATTCCTCAGCAGGCGCTTCTCGTCTTCGGTCTTGTGGGTGGGATGCAAGTACCCCGTGATGTTAGTCATGTGCTTGCGCAGGTAGTTGGACAGTCCGCCGCAGAATGCGAGTATGTCCCGCACACCGTAGCGCGGTCCGTTGTTCTCGACTTTGCCGAGCAACGAGTTGCAGCCGCGATGGAGTACACCGCGCACCGCTCCCGTCTTGTGGTCGTGGTCGAGAACGGGATCGAGTGGTGCCTTCAAACCCAACTGTCCTCCGCACAGCGCGCATCGGTTCCCTTGCTCCGCTGCGAGCTTCACGCGAATCAGCTTTACCTGTGTTGCGGTTAGTCTCTTCATCGTGCAAGTTCCTCAAGTGCTGCGCGCTTGTGGGCCACTTCGGCTTCGAGCTTGTGGAAGGCAGCGATCAGGTTCTCGCCGAAGACTCCGAGCTGGAGCACGTCGAGCAGCTTCGCATCACGGTCGGTTCGCATCCAGAGAAGCACGGCTTGCTCGGCGAAGTAGTCTTGCCAACGCTCGCCCATCTTCGCTCGGTAGAATCCGTACACCATGCCTGCCGCGTCGCTGTTGCTCTTGGTGCCGAACAGCAGCTTCTCTGCCGTTACCTCGCCCACCTTGGGAAGCCCGGGGATGTGATCCGCCGTGTCACCCATGAGCATCTGCATCCAGAACCACTTGTGCCCGTACTGCAACCCGTCCGCGCCGACCACATCGTATGCTCCGAGAGGAACCTCGGTGATAGCGTAGTCTGCCCACGAGACGTGGGTTCCGCAGAACATTCGCATGTCCTTGTCTGCCGTGTGGATCACGTGCATCGTGCCCGAATGCTGCGCAGCGCCGGTGCTGACGTAGGCCATGCCGTCGTCTGCTTCGCGCGTTGTCCACACCTTGGGCTTGAAGTGGGGACCGTCGTAGTTCTCCATCCAATCTCGGAGGAAGGCCCAGTTGAGCGGCTTGCTGGAGTGCGTGCGCTGCCCCTGATACGGCTGACTCGTAGCAGCAAGGAACCGATCGCCCTTCGTCGATGCACCATGAGTCAGGTGCATGATGACACGATCCGCTCCGCTGATATGTTTCAGGTGCGAGATGCGGGAGAGCACGTTGCGTCGTGCGTCCCCCGCAGAACACGTCTCGCGCCCAGCGCAGAAGTACGCAGCGTAGTCCCCATCGACGTGAGCAACCACGCCGGGGTTATGCTGTCGAACCTCCACACTGGGCATCGGGGAACGCTCCGCAGCCAGAGCCATCAGAGCGTTCAGGTCCATCAGGCGATTCCGTCCAGCGGATCGTCCGCATCACGCGGGCCGCTCGGCGTCACGTCACCGACCACCTCGTCCAGCGCATCGACGCCCTCCCGGGTGACGGTGCCGCCGACCAGCTTGGATGCAGCGTAGTCGTAGCACGGAAGACCCTTGAAGTTCAGAGCCGATGCGATCTTGAGCTGGATGGAGTTCTTGCTCTTGGCCGCCGCGATGACCTTGCGGGTCTTCTCGTCCTTGCGCTCGGGGTATTCGCCTTCGATAAAGATGCTGTCCCACATCTCGGCATCGGCGAACTCCCAGACGAACGCCTTCAGCGGCGTCAGGGCAGCGCCGACCGGGAACGGCTGGTCCTTCACGCCAACCACCGCGCCGTCTTCCATGTCGGGAACTTGGATGATCGGCTTGCGCACGCTCTCCTTGTCGATGTTCGCGTAGACGCGCTTCTTGTCGCCTTCGCCGGCATCGCGGTGGACGACGTTGAGCAGGACCGCGCTGCCGAGGAGCTGGACGAAGTGCCTCTCCTCCGTGCGCAGTCGGCTGAACATCTTGAAGTAACCGGCCTTCTCGTTCGTGCTCAGGTTCATGAGGAGCGAGAGGCGGACGGGAACCTTGGTGCCGTCTTCGAGTTCCTTCGGGGGATGCTTCTTGCCGATCAGCTCGAAGATGATGATGACTTCGTTGTTGATCTTCTTCTCGCCCTTGTACTCGCCCTCGTGCTGGCCCACTTCGTAGTAGGCCACGATGCGTGCGCCGGTCTGGCCCGCCTCGGGCGGCGTGTAGTCGCCACCGCCGGACGTTGCCACCGACTGGTCCTTGCCCTGCGTTGCCACCTTGTTCAACAGTGCGTCGAGACTCATGCTGTTCTGTACTCCTTATTCAAACGACGGGTTGTGGCCTCCGACGAATTCCTTGCGGATCATCGTGCGGTAGCCGGGGAACAGGCTGACGAACTCTGCCGGAGGATTGTGTTCCTCCATCATGTTGTCGCCCATCTTGGTTTCGCATGGCACGCCAAGAGGCAGAGGCCATTTGAACCACCACTCCATGTAGACGGAGGCTTCGAGCATGCTTGCATGCAGGAGGGCCGCCGCCTCCGTGGCGATGGATTCTGCTGCGTCCACGTATACCGCATCGTGGACCTGATTCACGATCTGGGCTTGGCCCAGCCAACGCTCGGGCTGCGTCACGTACATGCGGTAGAACGCACGCAACGACAGGTACATGCTCGCCTTCGCCCATTCACCACCCGTACCCTGCACCGGATAGTTCTTGATTTCCGTGGGTGAGAAGGACTGCGCAGTACCACCTCGGGCGGTGGGTCGGGTTGCGATGAACTTCGGCGAAGGAGACTCGCTGAAGGAATACATCTTACCGTCCGGCGTGGTGAAGTGCGAGCGACCGAGATGGCATGTCAATCCGGGCACTTCCGGGTGCGGCACGAAGCGGGAAGTGCTGACCCGATTCTGTGCTATCACCTTGGTCATGTGCTCGATGTATTCTCCCAGTTCCGGATAACGCTCGGCCTCGGCGCGCACCAGCTTCTCGACCTCTTCTTCGGTCATGCCGGTGGTGAGTGCGATCTTCGCGACGCCAGCACCGTATGCACGCTGAAAGGAGAACACCTTCGCGTTACCTCGAAGCTTCTTCCACTTGCTGTGCTCGGGGTGCTTCTCGTCCTTCGCCGCTGCGAGGATGTAAGCGTAGTCCCGACCTTCCGCCACGCCCCACGCCTGCTCTGCGCGGAGGCAGTGCATGTCGAGGCCAGCTTTCAGATCGTCGATGAGCTGACGGCATTGAGTGAGGATCGCCTGCACGTAAATCTCCAGCGACGTAAAGTCCGACTGGATGATTTTGCCACGCTTGTACCGGCTGATGAAAGCGCGCTTGATCTGGCTGCCCTTCTCCTTGCCGGTCTCCATGTCAAACTCGCCCTTGCTCACGTTCTGCAAGTTCGGGTCGCTAGACGACAAACGGCCGGTCACGGTGTTGACCATGTTGAGCTTGTGGTGGATGATGCCATCCGGACCCACGAGCGTCAGCATTCCCTTCTGCTCTCCGGTCTTCTCGTCCGTCGTGATGAAGTACGTGGACAAGTCCTTGTGGATGTCGGCGCGCTTTGCGAGAGCCTTCAGGAAGGGGATGTCCCGTACGCCGAGTTCTTCGATGACTTCGGCAGCGGTGGAATACACGCCCTTGTCGGACTTGCTTTCCCACCGCTCACTGCCTTCGGTGTAACCGGCGAAGCGGAACAGCATGTCTTCGTTACGTAACTTGGGCTTGGTCAGGTCATCGACCTTGACCTTCTTCGTCTTGTACTCGCCCTTGTTCTTCCCACCGGCGAAGGTTGAGTAGAGATGGAGGTTGTCGAAATTGTCCACCGGGGCGGTCGCAGTCGTGGTGCCGTCGTTCAGGACGTAGTGCAGCTCATCCTTCTGCACGTACTGCTGCTTGCCTGTCTCGGCGACAAGGACCGGAACCTTTGCCACGTACTTAACGTCGCCGCCGAAGATCAGCGCGCTCTTGTGGAAGCGGCTGTTCCAGTTGAAGGTCAGCCCTTCGGGAAGTTCGGGGATGTAGGACTGGAGTTCTGCGGTAGCTTCGGCGAGGTCCGCCTCCAACTTCTTCGCATGCTCCAGCGCCCACACCTTGTCCACGAACATGCCGTTGTATTCGGCTTCGATGGTGAAGCACAGCGCGCCCATGTTGAGGAGAGCCGAGCGCAGACCCCCTCGGGCACGAAATGCTTCGAGCTGCCCGAGGAACATCTTCTCGGTGTTGCCGATGTCGCCCACGTCGTCCGTGTCGTTGGTTCCGACGAGGTAGTCCATCAGCAGGGTCTTGTCGATGTCGCAAGTATCCACGCCTGCTTGCCACAGGGACTTGACTGCATCGTCCTTCAGGTTGCCGCCGTATCTCGGGGACACCTCGTCCATGCTGCACATGTGGTACTCTTGCGACATACCGTAGAGCAGGTATTCGCCTAGCTGCGAATCCCACACGAGGCCGCCACGGTCGATGAACTCGATCCATGCCTGACGATTGAGCGGGCCTTGGCAGATGGCGTGCAGGATGTCGAACTTGATGTTGAAGCCGACGAGGTACTGCGTCCCTTCGCACAGATCGCGCAGCCACCCGTCAGGTGCGCCGCCGATGTACTCACCATCGAAGTCTTTACCCGTGGCGAAGTAAAGTCCGGTGTTCTTCGCATCGCCCTTGCGCTTGTACCCGATGGCGACGATGCGGTTGAGGTTGTAGAACGGATTCGCTTTGCGCTTCAGCGTCTCGCGGATCGTGGTTTCGAGGTCGAAGGATGCGAAGCTCATTCGTATCTCCCGAGCCGCAGGTACAGACGATTGAACGCGAGAAACGCGATCATACCGGGACGCCTTTGCGATGCGCAGGGGATACTCCGCATCGTCGTCCTGTTTGCTACTTGAGCCGAGATGTATTTCATGCTGCCTCCTCGTAGAAGCGGGCGCGCTCGGCATCGAACATAACCTCTTGCCTCACGTCACGTTTACCACCCGCTCGGTTCAGCTTGTTCTTCGGTGTGCCGACGTACCGGAATCGCTCCATCGCTGGATCGTTGAGCTTGCCGCCCATGATGATGAAGTCGCACGCTCCCTGCTTGCCCGTCTTGCTGTCCTTCAGTGCGGACTGTGGCGGGTACTGGACGCCCTCGCCCTCGGCGCTGATCTGCGAAGTCGCGACACCAACGGTATCGTATTTCACGCACCAGTTGCGCGCGGCTTGGTACATGGCTTCGAGCATCTGATCGGTACGCTGTCCGCCATTGGTCATGCCGCCGGTGAACGTGATGTTGTCGATCATGTCGAATATGATGAATCCGGGGTTCGTCTGCTTGATGATCGCTTCGACTTCCCCGGAGTTGAATCCGTGAATGTCGTAGAACTGCATGCGGTTGATGTCCCCGCCCGTCGCTTCTTCGATTCGCTTGCGCAGGCTGCCGTCCTTCGCCCACTCCACCATCTCGGGTATCGTGGCGTTGAGCAAGGATTGATACCAGCGTTGCTTGATCCTCTTGCCCGGTCCTTCGTTGTTGAGCCAGATGCCCGTGCGATTCTGGCCGGGCCACACGCTGTCGAGCTGCGTGATCCAGTGGCTGGACTCGCTGGTCAGGAAAGTCGTCTTGCCCGCATCAGGACGCATGGCGTAGATACCGAAGTCGCCACCGCGCATGGCCCGGAGATTGCGCGCGAGACACGGCAGCCTGAAGTGGATGCCGATGTTGTGCTCGTCCATCTTCATCAGTTCTTCCGGACTTTCTGTGACGAGCGGAAGCCGAGCCTTGCGGTCCATGCGGTCGGTGACTCCTTCCGTCAACGTGGACAACTCGTCCCGCAGCGAGAACTCCGCACCGCCATTCCACTGCACGATCTTGCTGACCGCAGTGGTGGCAAGCTCCAGCTCCAGCAGCTTCTCGATCATCCCCTGTTCCGCTTCGGCGGGCACGGGCTGACGCATGGCTTTCAGGTGCAGCTTGAGCAGAGACTTTTTGTCGTCGGGCAGAGTCTTCCACTTGAACTCCAACGCCCAACCATCGAACACGTCGAAGGGAAGCGCCTTGGTCTCGGGAAACTCCTTGTAGTAGGCGCGCAAGGCGTCGAGCATGATGACTGTCAGCTCGTCGAGACCTTCGCGCGGGGCGTTGGGAACGAGGCGGTCGAACTTTCCCTTGTCACTGCACAGGCGCAGCAGTGTCAGGTCAAGACTCATACGGGTCTTCCTCTCTCGGGTAAGGGTCTGTCATTGCAGTGCCTCCTTGATGTAGTCCGCGTTGTAATACTTGGGGTCACGATCACTCGTGACGTTGCGGTAGTCCACCCCAAACGCACGAAGGCGCGCAGCGATTTCCGTCGCTGCTTCTTGGCCGGGATTCCTACCGTTGCTTCTACCTCTGTCGTCGTCGAGCCACGTCACTACACGTTGGCCTCGCTCTATGAGCTGCATCAACACGCGGTTGTGCAGCTTGGTGCCGAGCAGCGACCACGCCTCTGTCACCAGTCCCACCTTGTATGCGGAGAGCGGGTCTTCGCACAGAACGATGGAGTCACCCGTGCCCACGCCGTAGCGTGCGACAAGTCCGTCCTTTGGAACGTCGGGCGTCAGCCACTTAGGCATCCGAGAGGATGACCGGGCTGTCCAGTAAATCGGTTGGTCGCCTTCGATGATGGGTAGTACCACGCGCCCGATGTCCGGGCACCAGTACAGTCCGAGTTCCCCTATCATACGAAGCGAGAGTCCCATCTTGAAGAACCACACCTTGTCCACTAGCGGCCACTCCGTCGTGTCGTAAACTCTCGACTCGGGGAGTTTCACGGTTGAGCGCGCTCGGCGCTCGCATGTTTGCTCGGCATGTGTCCTTACCAGCTTGGCTTCTAAGCTCTCGTGCTCGCGCTTGAATCCTTTGCCACCGCACCTGAAGCAGTATGCGGCGGACTTGTCGTGCATGCGAGTGATGAGCAACGAGTTCCCTTCACCGCAATCATGGCTGATGCGTATGCGGGTTCCGACCTTCAGTCGTTCCGCATGCGGCAGCCAGTCGCTGTCGGGAAGTTCGTTGCTCATCTTGTCCTCGCAATTAGGTCCAGATCGAACCCGGCGTCGCGAGGAAAACCTCGCCCGTGGTCACGTTGACCATCTGCCGGTTGCCCTTCTTGTCCACCATGTTCGTGGCGAGCAGGTAGGTGCTGCTGTCCAACACCTCGCCCTTGCCGTTGGCGATGACGCGGTACTTCTGGCCGACCTTCAGGTCACGCCCGGCCACGTACTCCGGACGGTTGCTCTTGGTGCGGGCGCTCACGTCGCGGCCTGCTTGGCGGCTTCGGCGGCCTTGGCGGCGGCCACGGTGGCGTCGATGTCGGTCTGCGCGGCTTCGATTTCTTCGGCCGTGAACAGCAGGGCCGAGCTGTCGATCAGGTGGAACTCCGCGTCGAAGCCGGTGCCATGCTCGACCTTGAGCTGCACCGCACCCTTATCGTTCTTCTTGGTGGCGGCGACGGTGCCGGACAGGATGCGCTTGTTGGCGGCCCGACCGTAGACGTAAGCCACGTTGTCGCCCGACTTCAGGGCTTCGATGGCATCGACGTTGGCCTGCTGCGCGTCGAGCTTGGCGATGGCGGCGTCGATCTTTTCCACCTTGGCCTGCGCGGCGGCGCGGTCTTCGACCAGCTCGGCACGCTTGACTTTGTAGTGGGTGAACTGGCTCTGATCGTTGGTATCGGTCATGTGAATTGATTCTCCGTTGACGGTGGATGTAGGATGCCCGGTCATTTATCGCAGGCCGGGCGATGCGCAGCGTCGTCTTCTCTGTGGTCTATGTGTTGTGCGGTTACGGGCCGTCATGAATACGCATGCGCTCTCCCTGTCAGGCGAACATCAGTTCGGAATTGTAGTTGCCGTGCGAGTAACCTCGGACCAGAACGGATTCTTCTCCGGCCTCCAGCAGAGCATCGACGATCTTGCCGGTGGCAAGCGATGCCGTCTCGCCGTCTTCTTCGGCGTACTCCCACCGTGCGGTGATGACATGCTCGGCGTCGATCTTGCCGTTGTCTTGCCGAACGTAGAAGCCGCGACCTTCGGTCAGGGTACATCCGCCGAGGTCGGTAACGCTGTTGTCGAGGGCTTCACGAACTCGGATCTCTTGCATCCGTGTGCTAGGGATGACGACTTCGATGAAGTTACCCAGCAGCTTGCTCACGACATCGCCTCCGCTGCGCCGCGGCGCATTCCCTCACGCACGACCGGAGACAGCGTGGCCTGACCCGACCGCAGCTCCTCGGCACGGCGCTTGATCTTGGTGCGCAGTCGGCGGCGCATCTTGTTGTTGAAACCGTGGAACTCGGCGATGCGGTCGGCCTCACGCTTCATTGCGTTATTGCCGATGTTGTGCGTCTGACCACGGCCCATCGTGTAGCCCACGCCCAGCAGCTTGCGCAGCATCGGGTTCTCGATGGGATACAGCGGCACCGAAACGTGGCGATAGCGTAAGGTGTCCGGCTCGGGAGGCGTGGCGGTCGCCACTTCGACACCGAGGTAAGGCTCGGGCTGGGGCAGCGGTTCTTCCTTGGGGATGTCGCTCTCGCCGCGCTTACCGCGAAGCCAGTTCGCCGTGCCCTTCACGGCTCTATTCATGCTGTCGATGAGGCCCATCAGCGTTTCTCCTTGGAGTAAAAGTAGTTGAACTCCAGCTCGTGCCACACGTAGTACAAGGTGCCGAGTGGATCGGTGAACGCCTGCTCGTTGCGTTCGTATGCGTAGTCCTTGGCTTCGTCGAGGTCATCGAACGTGCGGACGTAGCGGCCATCGGGAGTGGACCCGCCGGTACGAAACCGGCAAGCCCTCCCTTCGTCGTCAGTGTAATGACCGACAACGAGCCACGGCCCGCGCCCGATGACCCAATAGAGCAGGATCAGCAGACGCAGACCGAGCTTACGCATCGACGCGGACCACCTTGTAGTCCTCGTTCAGTCCGTTCTGCTTGATTACCTTCCGGGCGGTGGCCCGGGTATCGAACAGGCAGTTCACTTCGTTCTTGTTCGAGCTGTCACCGTCGATGAACACGGTCGTGCCATCGGACGGGTGGTTGTAGCCGCTGATGACGCCGCCGCAGAACATCAGCCTCCAGCCCAGCGGGCGGGGCGAGCTGCGTTCCCGGTCGCCGACTTCGCCGACGTTGTAGGTGAATTGCGGGCTGTCGTAGCTGTTGAGCGTGGCGATGGCATTGCGGGCGTCGGCACGCTTGTCCCACACCGAGATGATGTTCGGGTAGGTGCCGTCGCGCAGGGCATCGGCGAGGCTTTCCGTCGCCTTGTCCTTGATCTTGGACAGGATGAGTGCCGTCTCCTCCGCCGTCGGCGCGCGGCTGCCGATGAGGCCGAGGTTGGCGACGACGCCGACGATCTGGGCGGTGCCGATGGCACGGGTGATGCCGAAGTAGAGCTTGTTCACGGTTGGTTCTCCTCGTTGGTTGGTTAGACTTCGTACTCCTCGACATCCGCGAGGTATGTGGGATTCGCGTTCACCACATCGGCGGCGCGGTCGGCTTCTTCTCGGCTACCAAACTGATAGCCTTCGTTACCTTTCGTGCGGTGGTATCCGAAGTAATACTGCCTCGCGGTTTTCAGGTCGGTGACGTGGACCCGGTATGAAAGCATGACCTTACGCATACCACCTCTCCACGTAGGTGCCGGGCAGGTAGTCCTTGCCCTCGACTGCGGGCCGTGCATCCTCGTACCGCTTCACGGCACGGAGGTCGATGGGTTCCATGCCCGGCATCAGATCGCAACCGACGAAGGCGCGAGCCGCAAGCGGGCGGCCGATCACGGTGACCGGGATGTTCTTCATGTCCTCTCCTGTTTGGCGTTGTTCCGAAGCTGCGCCCTCGTTGGAAGGCGCAGCGGCAGATCACGCGACGTTGGAATACCACTTCACGCGGTAGGTCAGGCCGATCTTCGAGCTGATCGAGCGGCGGCATTCCTCGGCAGTGCGATAACCTACCACATCGGCGGTGCCCTGCCATGCCTTGGTCGTCGTGTTCCAGAACTGGCCGCGATAGTAGCCGCGATCCATCTCCGCACCACCCTTCGTGCCTTCCGGAACCACACGGTACGAGCTTTCGAGAGCGCCGACTTTCTTGGCGCGCAGCTTGATCTGGCGGTATGCCTCGTTGCGGGATGTGTAGACTCCCTCGGCGGGCATGCGACCCGGCAGCCACGTCGGCCGGGTGAGGGTTTCCCAGTTCCCGGCACCCGTGCCGGATTGGTGGTTGTACTGCACCACCCACTTCTAGGGTTCGGGCTTGGGTTGCGGAGCAGGAGCCTCGGCCGCAGAGTACACCGGAGCCGCACGATAGCGTCCCTCGTGGGCACGCAGGTTGAACCACGGCGCACTGCGCACGGCCTTCATCGCTTCGTCCGCCGATGTGTACTTCGTACCTGCGATGCCCCGGCTACCGCTCGGACGCCACTGTTCCTCCCAGCCCACGCCGACATTGCACTCCACGATCCAGTGATCGGGACTCTTGGTCTTCGGCTCGGCGAAGTCGCCCGTCACGAAGGGCTTCGGTCTGCCGACCACCGAACCGGAACGGCTCGGCTTCGGAGCACCGCCCGCACGTCCTGGAATCCAGTCGTGGAAGATGGTCTTGCCGTCGGCGCAGCTCTCCTCGGTGTCGAAGCTCCCGCCCTCCTTGAACGGAAGACCGCGCAGCACCTTGTAAAGCGCGCAGTCGCCGCCGACATGGTGGAACCGGAACGAGCCAAGCAGTTTGGCCTCTTCGCGGCTCATCACCAGCACGACGGCATCCTTACCTTCGATGATCTGGCTCATGCCTTATCTCCCTTGGCCTTGTCGTCGGCCTTCGGCGCGGGCGTCTGGCCCGGATACCCGCCATGCGCAGGCTTGTGCGCATCGGAGGGAGAATTGTATTTGCTCATGTCTGTCTCCGTTGAATTGTATTTGCTCATGTCTGTCTCCGTTGACGTGCGACACGCACGAAACTGCACACTCGGGAGTGTGTGCAGTGGCATGCGAAGTCAGGTAGCTCTTGATCGAGTTTCCCGTGGATCAGAAGGTGGGTTCGTACTCGGCAGCCGGTGCGGCGGCCTTCTTCGCGGGCTTCGGCACCTTGCGCGCGGCTTCGATGACGGCCTGTTCCTCGGGCGACGGCGTATAGCCGGACTGCGAAGCCTTTTCGAGCTTGGCGAGGAGCTTGTGCAGGTCGGCGGCGAAGCTGAATTCCTCGGCGGACTTTTCGGTGGGCGCGGAGTACCACATCTCGGCCTCGGCGCGCACCATCTGGTCTTCGAGCGCTTCGCCTTCCAGCCGCTTGGACTTTGCGTACTTCATCGGAGCTTTGGTCTTGCTGTCCTTGTCGTCGTTCGGAGCCATCGGGCCGTACTTGGACAGATACACGCGCAGCGCTTCGTGTTTCATGCCGTTGCCGACCGCGAGACACAGATCGGAGGCGAGGGTAACATCGCCGTGGACGTGTGCATGCTGGATCACGGACAGGGCGCAGAGCTGGATCATGTCCACCAGCTTGATTCGCGCAGTTCCGATGGCCTTGATGTTCTTGCGGATGGCAACCGCGTTGGTTTCGATATTCATGGTCTGACTTCCGTTGGTTTCGATATTCATGGTCTGACTTCCGTTGGGTCCGTGCCAGTCGCACGACAAAGCCCACTCCCGCGAAGGAATGGGCTTTAGCTTGCGTCTTACTTCTTCCGAAAGCGGTAGGCGTGACACTCCGCGCGCTTCCCGAAGTCATCCACTACCGCGACGTAAGCCGGAAAGCTGTACGTGGGCAGCGATGTGTGGTCGGGAGGGTCGTATTCGAGGACCGTGTATTCTTTCCCGAGGGGAAAGCGTAGCCGCCTGCAACTGACAGACCACGGACTCGCCCTTCTCGAATACAGTCAGCTCACAAAAAAGACCGACCGCTTGCCGTTCGTCCCGTGGCGGGCTTCGTAACGCTCCGCATCACGCAGACGCTTGGCGCGCTTCCTCTCGGCATCCGGGCGCATGTCCAGAACGGACACGGTGCGGCTGAACTGGCAGAAGCGGCGCTTGGTCTGCGAACGAACGAGGTTGGAGTTTGCGTGCATCGTGGGTGCCTCCATTGGCACTGGTGGGAAATTGGTGGCGTGCATCGTGAACTGGGTCCGCGTTCACACCCTTACTTGCGGCGGCGTCAACTATCCCGGCCCTTTACAAGCTGCGTCCAGACTTCGGTCTATCCACGATGCACGCCGAAGCGAAATATACAGATATAGGTGCCCTAGCGCAGTCGTCATTGGGAGACGCTGCGCCCTACTGCCCAATACATCGGAATCGAATATCCCAGATTGCCCGGTTTCAAGACCGTCCAGCATCGGATACCCAACCAAGGGCACCTATATCTGCATACCTTTCGGGTTGTCAACCCTACTCCGGTATGCAGTGCCATAATCACCAGTGTCGCATTTGCGCTTTCACTAACTCCCGGGATATTCCCGACAGCGTGAGGGTTCATCCGATCCGCGCAAAAGCTGCTGCGGGTTCTCTTTGGGACGCACAATCCTTGTGCCTGATTATGGCGTAAAGCCAACCCTGTCGGAATCCTCATCTTGGGCCGCGCCTGCCCGCTATTACCCGGGCATCTTGTGCGTTGGCGGAATTGCACCGCAGATTGCACAAGGCGAGTTTCTAGGCTCGCACCCTCCGCTATACTCTCGGCCCACCAACGGGCGTCACGTGTGGAGGTTGTATGGCGTAGGTCGCATCTCGGGTGACTCTCCCGGCTTGCGCCGGATGCCTGCTATCCGATCAACACTAGCCCGCCATCGGGCTTCCCACAAGGCTTATTAGGCCCGCACCGTTTAGCGTCCGGTCGTCACGACGTTTATTCACTGTGTAGCCATCCTATCACCTTCCTGCCGCAGTGTCAAGCCCTTGCCTAACACCGGAAGCCTCTAGCTCCCTTGGGCGTCCTGTCGCCACCATCCTACCATTGCGCAGGTAGTCCGCCTTCCTGCGGTAAGCAGGTTTCACGTGTTGCAAGCCTAGCGTATTGCGTCCAGCTTGTCAAGAGTCTTGTTAGTAGCTCATCGCATCCTAACTTGATCGCTACAGGCGGGATGCCCTTGTCGTCGGCCCGTAGGCTTCCCTCCCGCTTGCTCAGTAGCTTTGTCTCTTGACTTCCCAGAAGCCTAACACATGGCGTCCGATCTGTCAACCCGTTCGCATCATTGCTTACCCGTAGGCTTACGAATCAGCGAGCGGCCCTTGCGCTACGACTGCAAGGAGTAGTGCGAGCGAGGATTCTAGGCTAGTAGGCTATGCTTGCGGATGCAAGCGGCCCAACCCTGTCAACCCTTGGGAGCTATCGGCTAAAGACCGATATACCGTTCAGGTTGAGCCTCTGTCGTATGTGTACCAAAAGGCAAACGACACAGATGGCGTCCTCGCGTCCCTCAGTGCGTCCGCATCATAGCCGCTATGGTTGCCCATGTCAAGCCCTGCGCGCGCCCTGTGGCGCCTGTCCTGCGGCCTGCGTGGTGCCGTGCCGTAGCTCAGTGACGCCAGTAGACCACAACACGGCCAGCCCGTCAAGCACGACCCGACGAACGGTTAGGGCTTCCGTAGTGGGATGGTGTACTAGCTCACCAGCACACTCCCGGCAGCCACGTGAGAGGGAACGCGCACGATCACACGCCCACGCAGGCGCACAGGCACGCCCGTACACGCGCACCCACGCAGGCCCACGCACGAGCACGCGCATGACGCACGGGTGCCCATGGGGGCGTGCGCGCGAGCTTCTATCGGAGTGGGTCTCGCGTATTTCTCTACCAAAATTTGGCCCAGCTACCCGGAGCTAACCAGATAGCTGGACCTTAGCCTTACTTGCGCGGCTTTCGCTCGGTGCAGCGCCAACCGCAAGCCTTCTCGTAGCCGTCGTACCAAGCCCGGATGGCCGCCTTGTCCGCGTTGCAGAACTTCAGATCGTACTCCCGGGCCACTGCAAGGCGCACTGCGTCGCCGTTGGTGGGGTTCTCTGCACCGAGGTACGTGATCTTGCAGTCCTTCAGGTACTCAGGGGGCGGACTCGGCAGGGTCACGCAGGAGGTCAGCGACATCATCAGGCAGAGGCTCATCAGCCCAGTCGCCATTGCGCTGGAGAGCAGCATCGACTTGCGCATCTTTGGTTTCCCGTTCGGTGATGACGGTCTTGTACTCGCGTACGTAGGTCGTATCGGCCTGCGCATCGGAAGTCAGCACGTCGTTTTTGGTTTCGAGGCTCGAAGCCTTCCAGTTCGTGTAGGCGTAGCGCCCGCACAGCACGAGGATGGTCAAGAGGATGAGGGTTCCGAGGATGGCCTCGGACTTACGGAAAGTAAACATAGGGTCCGCCTTTCAGGCACACTGCCCGTTCTTCGGTGCGTCGGACCTTGAGGCCGTTCAGCACCATCTTGTTGGCGTAAATCCAGCGCAGGTACTCGTTGCAGCTACCAATCCGATCTCCGGAATTGAGCTTGCGAAGCAAGGTCGATTTCCGGAGATTGGTCTCACCAGCGTTGAACACGAAGGAGACGAGGGAGTCGTACTCGCCCTGCTTGAGAGGCACGCGCACAAGGCTCTGCACGCCACGCTCGGCCACGTAGAGGTCTTCCGCGTACCATTGGTCGCATTGCTCGGCGGTTGCCCGCATGCCGGGATAAACGCCCTTTGTATGGCCACGGCAGATGGTCCACGGCTTTCCGCCAGTGCCGGGATCGGGATAGGCCACCAGACGGTAGCCTTCGTGGGCTGCGATCTTCTGGGCAGAATCGTACGATAGGTAGGTTGCCCCACCCCCCGCGATTGCTAGGCCAAGAAGCGCCGTCATAACGCGCTTGCCGACCTTCATTATGATGCCGTGACGGTGATGGCCGTCGTGTCGGTGGCCGTGCCGCGCGTGGCCGTGATTGTGGCGGTGCCTACCGCCACGCCAGTGACGAGGCCGGAGCTATTGACGGTGGCCCTGGAGGTATTGGACGACACGTAGGTCGTTGTGCCTGCGGCCGGGTCCGGAGTGGGCGTTGCGGTGAGTTGGCGAGTCGCGCCGACCGCCATCGTGACAGTAGCAGGCGTCAGGTCAAGGCTGACGGCCGGACGCCTGGAGAGTACAGTCGTTATTGCGGCCTGCACGCGCGCCACGTCGGCGTTGAACAGGGTCTGCAGCTGCTCAGTCGTGCCGGGATACTGCTCCGCGTGCATCACGAGAGCGAGCAGTTCGCGGACCAGGTAGTTGCCACGGCCAAACACAGCCGAGTAGTTGGAAAATTCGGACTTCAGCACGATTACCTCCTTTGGTAACGGTCGAGTAGTGATGGACGGCCTGCGCGTAGCGGCCCTTTACGGGTCGCGGCCTTCATGCCGGTCGGATCGTTGATCCATTTCTGAAACTCTTGCTGCGCTTGCTTCTCGATGGCCTTGTTCTGGTCCAGAGCGAGCTTGCTGACCCAGTGACGGACGCTGCCTTCGAGTGCGTCAAGGCGATCATCGTGAGCGAGGCAGCCCTTTTGCTTCGTGAGCTTGGATAGTTGATGGAAAAGCGAGAATACTGACCGCTTGCCTGTGTTGGCGTAGCGTTGAGTGTACTCGTCGTCCATCTCCACTACGGATTCCAGCACCACGAGAGAACCACGGGCGATGACAGGCTCCAGAGTTCCGATGATGCGGGACTCCTTGTTGCCGGTCACGAACTCTTCGCGCAGCTCGCCCTTGTACCCCTTCTCGTCGCCACGATCTTCTCGCAGGATGGGGAGGAACACCTTGGCGAACGCGCCGTAGCCCATGTTCTTTTCGATGGACACAATGTTCGGCTTGTACTTCACGGCGATCTTACGCAGTTCGAGCAACCCGTCGCTGTCGTAGCCACCCGGCACCGCCCCGATTGCGAGCAAGTACACGGTGGAGTTGAGGAAGCCCGTCACTGCGAACGCGGTCTCGTCTCCATTTGCGCCGCCGCCTGCGGGGTCGATCTGCATATGGATGCCCTGAAGCTCGGCAGTCTCGCAGGATACCTCGTGCGGTGAGGTCATCATGAAGCCGATGCCACTGGACTGGAACACCCTCTGGTGCTGTTGGGTCAGGCCGCGCGTCACCAGAAGCGGAAACCGCGTGCCGCCACTCGGCATCACGATCAGGTTCTCGGTCTTCAAGGGGAAGCGCATCAGGTCCATAAGCCGCGTGTTGAGCATGTAGTTCAACTGATACGACGACGGGCCTCGCTGACGCAACTCACTCTGATGTTTCGCCTCGTTGGCAAGCATCTCGTCCGTGCATTGGCCCTCGTCGCCCATAGGACCACCGCCAAAGGCGAG